AGTAACACGTTTTCCGTTCGAATTCCGTTACCGCTTGAACTTCGGGCACAAAAGCCGGGGCGAATACATATAGTTATCCGCCTAGTTGACGCTCAGGAAACGCTAAAAGTATCGGGAACGTTTCAGTTTTAGGAGGGGGCTTGGGTCGGTAATTCCGTTTCGGTGTGGGTGTGGTAACGCTTGTAATAGCGTATTCTCCCCCAGTCATATACAACTGAGCAATAAGCTGTTGTTCTGTAAGTGAGCTAAAACGCAGTAATAGTGGGCAAAAAGGGGAACAGCTCAAGTGAAGCTTTGGAACACAGCTATCCTTTGATAGTGTAACGATAGTGAGCGTGTCTTATGAGTAGCGCGTCTCCTTCGGGTGGGGGTCGTTGGGGCGCCCCCACTTTCCGACGCTTTGATACGGTGTTTTAAGACTAAGTGGTTACGAGTTTCCGTATTCAATGTTCCTTTGTCACTCAGCAAAGTTAGTGTTTTTTTTTGAGATAATCAAGGGGTCCCACCCATCTTTTTCATCTTCTCTCTATGTGCCATCTCGTACTTATCTCTATCTATGAATATCGGTAGTTGTCCATCTAGCTTACGGTAGTAGTTGTTCACGAGCTGTCGTGCGTACGCAGTAAGGGCCCATCTAGTGGTGTAGTTCTGTTGTAGTTCTTTAGGGAGGCCAGCCATACGGCTGTTGAAGTATTTGTATATGTATCCTCCTTTGTAGAGTGGGCTAAGGACACGGTACTGGAAGTCGTATTTCTTAGAGGTGATGTTATAGTGTTTAAGAGCGAACTCTGTAGTGAAGAATTCCATATCGTTGCAGTAGAAGAGCATCATAAGCTGTCTAGGCGATAGGTTGTAGTTGTATTCAGCGTCTAAGAATACGTGGTACAGAAGCTTTAAGTAGTTCTTATCTGAGCTCTGTCTCTTGTTATACGCCACTTGGCGGAGCTTGAGTCTTTTCTTCTTTACTCTGCTCTGCTCTTGGGTATACGGGATTTTAGGTAAATCTTTCATCTTTAATTTAATTTATCTTTGTAGCGCAAAGGTAATAGTATGTACTTTGATTATTTTGATACACATCCTGACGGAGCTAGAATAAGACATATGAAGGTTAGTAAATACGTTTCACTAAGTGAGTTGACAGCTTCTGACACAGCTAAGCGCAGAGGTTTAGACAATACGCCTACAGAAGAGCATCTGGAGAACTTGAAGGTTATCTGTGTGGAGGTATTCGATAAGGTGAGAGAGCATTTCGGTGTGCCTCTGTATATCTCTTCCGGATATAGAGGAGAAGCGCTTAATAAAGCTATTAAAGGAAGTGCTAGCTCTGACCACTGCAAAGGGAGAGCTATAGACCTAGACCAAGACTATCGTGGTAACGGTGTAAGCAACCGTCAAGTATTCGATTATATTAAGGAGAACCTTGAATTTGACCAGCTCATCTGGGAATTCGGGAGCAAAGAGAATCCTGATTGGGTCCACGTAGGATACCGTAAAGGAGCAAACAGAAAACAAATCTTAAAAGCTATCCGTGTGGATGGTAAGACTAAATATCTAAATTATGAAGGCTAAGAAGTACGCCAAAGGAGGACCTATCACTCCAGACCCCAAGAAGAAAGCTCCTGTCGGTGGAGTAGCACAACGCACTAAAGCAGAAGAAACAGCTTTTGAAGAGCGTCGTATCGAAGGTATGCGTGAGAGCTTGCGTGAAGGCGAAGGCTTAAAAGCACTCCAAGATTACGATAAGGAACTTGCTGCTAAAGGATATAGCTTCCCTAATGGTTCTTCTATTAAAGTGAAGAAGTATGAAGCAGGAGGTATGGTTGGTGGTGACCCTAAGAAGACACCTAAGTACGCTAAGGCTGAAGACTACTATATGAACGAGGGTCGGGCCTTCTTAGCTCAAGCACTCAATGAACGTAATGTTTCTGGTCGTAAGGGTCGAGGTGAAGACGTCAAAACAATGTGGGAGGGCGTTAAAAAATCAAACCCCAGACTCGCAAACGAACTACTCCAAAGAGCGAAACAGTTCAGAATGGAATCTGGGGGTGAGTATTCTATTAAGACGAGCAAAGCGCCCGGGTTTGGCTACTAATCAATCTACTCCTTCGAGTTCTGATTCATTGTAGAAGAATAGGTGTGTAAGGTTTCTGTCGTCATTGTGCAGGAACCATACCGCTATTACGTCGTTTTCTAGCTCGATATAAGCGAAGACATAGTCGTTGTACTTCTCGGAGCTGACGATTTTGCCAGTGAGGGCGTAATCGATAGCCTCATCGTAGACGTCTTCGTTTCCGTAGAAACCGACAGCTGTAAAAGGTACTCCGTTGTAGCAGAGAGCCTCTACCGTTCCTTGATAAGGGATGCTAGGCACCTCTTGAGCTGTTGCGCTAAAGGTGAGGGCTAAGATGGTTGCGATAAAGATGCTTTTCATTTTTGTTTAATTTTGTTTCTGTAACAAGTATACAACATTAGGTATCCCTTTGTCAAGTACTTTTTTAAAAAATATTATGAAAGCAGTAAAAAAGGTTTCTGAAGTAGAGGTTAAAGGCGCTAGTCTAGAGGAAGCTGTTGCTATGATTAAGAAGGCTACAGCTGGCACTAAGCCTATGTCTTACGAGATTTGCGCTTCTTATGAAGAAGAGGATTAATGGGTAGGCCAGAACACTTTCAAGATTTCCTATTCCACTACAATCCGTATAAGGAGATGTGGGCTGCTTTTAAGCGTGAAGACGCCAATGACTACTTTAACGGTGTCATAAAGAATGTAGTATACTATTACTCTATTAAGGATTTAGTAAATTATATAAACAATCTAGAAGATGGCACAATCCCACAAACGGCAGAATAAGCGCCCTAGCTTCAGCAACGGAGTTAAGTGGGCCAATATGCAGAAGGCCAATCTAGAACTGTTAAAGAAGCTAAGTAATGAAGGCTAAGAAGAAAGTAGAGAAGATGATGGTCAAAGCTCCAGATGGATACCATTGGATGCTCGAGAAGGGCCGTTACTTTCTGATGGCACACGAAGGGAAGTTCGTCCCGCACGAAGGGGGTTCTCTAGAAGCGTCATTCCGTATTAAATCTAATCACTGATGAAAGCCAAGAAGAAAATGATTAAGCGTGCTGACGGCACGTACTCAGAGAGAGGTCTTTGGGATAACATTAGAGCTAGAAAGGGTAGTGGGAAGAAACCTACTAAGCAGATGCTAGAACAAGAAAAGAAGATTAAACGTGAAAGCTAAAAAAAGCAGAACAGCTCAATACTACGCTGAGAATCCAGATGCTGCTGAAAAGCGTCGTGAGTATCAACGTAAATACAATAAGTCTGAAGACCGCAAGGCTTACCGCGTAGAGCTTAAACGTATCAATAGAAAAGCTGGCACATACGGCAATGGCGATGGTCTAGACTATGACCACGCTGAAAGAAAGATGATGTCAGCTAGAAAAAATAGAGCTAAGCACTAATCCTTATCTTTGTGTAAATTGAATACACAATGGATAGTGATAAAATGGATTTTTACCTCAAGCTTAAAGATAAGTTTGACGAGATAAGAGAGTTCATTAGAGATAATGACCCTGACTCTGAAGTCTTCTATATGCTCTGTGTTGGACGGTTCGTCGAAACAGAAGAAGACTCCGTAGCGCTAGAGCTTTCTTATTCTACAGATTTAGACGATATTGAAGAGCTTGACGAGATATCTGAGCACCTCTATACGTGTATCAGTAAAGAGATTAAGAAGTCAAAAGGAATTGACTACTGGCTCAATTTAATGAACGGAGATAACATAAATTAAAATGAACATCATTCGGAAAATCATCATCGGGCAAAACCCGAAAGATGCTCTAGCATACTTTATAGGTATGAGAGCAGGACAATCAGAAGTATCAGCTATCGAATTAGATGACAGAGCATTCACCAAGTACGGTATGAAGTGCTACAACATCTATATCCAATCTGAAGATGGGACGATGCTATGGAAGCGCGTAGAAGATATGCCCGTGACCATTGAGTACGATTGCCACTTCGATTAAAGCTTTAAGTCTATTTATTGGTAATTAAATTAAAATGAGACCACTCAATCATTTCATCGTGCACCTTCCTAATAAGTTTAAAGACACGATTAAAGTAGGAGATAAGGAGCTTTACCTCGCATCGAAGTTTAATGAGTTCGAGAACCGTAATACATACGGAACCATCGTAGGTGTTCCTGAACGCCACGATACCGGGGCGAAGATAGGAGATACGCTCTACTTCCACCATCACGTAGTAATGAATACATCTTTGATGATTGGAGACGATAAATATATCGTTATGTATGACCCGGAAGGGGAATACGCCAATCACGCTCTAGCATATAAGGATAGCGATGGAGCTGTTCATCCGCTAGGGGACTGGGTCTTTTTATTGAAACCAGAACAAGAAGTAGAAGAGAAGAAAGGTTCTCTGTTCTTAGTGCAGTCAGAAAGAAAGCAAGACACTAAAGGAGAACTAGCATATGACTCGGAAGGGACCAGAGAACTCGGCTTAAAAGCTGGAGATATCGTTGGATTCTCTAAGAACTCAGATTACGAGATAGATGTCGATGGTATTGCTATGTATAGGATGCTTCTAAGAGATTTAGTATATGTCGAGGAGAAATAGCTTCACTACACTTGACGCTGCGAAGCGCTTATTGACCTCTACAGAGGACGCTATCAATATCTTAATTGAAGAGATTAAGAAGCCTATAGATATAGAGCTTAGTGGCTCCCAGAGAAAAGCAGAGCTTCAATCCATCAAGCAAACTGTTATAGATGCGCGTGAGCTGCTGCAAGAAAGACAACGGCTCGAGCAGATGATTAAAGACTTAGGTGATAATAAATCAATTGACGACCAATCAGATTTTGCTGGTGGGTTCGCTGAAAGATTCTCTAAATAATGGCTGGATTAAAAGATATAAAGGGATACGATGACCTCGTGATTAACATTTGTCCGAATAATACGGAAGGTGAGATTATAGAGTTATCCGGTCTGTTTATACAACTACCTAAAGTACCTAATAAAGAAGAAATCTTATTTCACGATAAACCCAAAGAAGACCAGCACTGGGTACGGCAACCTGTCCCTAAAGAAATAGAACGTATGCGCTCTATGGATGAATGGATGGAGATGCCTAAAGAATTCAGAGAAAAGCATACAAGGTATATCGAAGAACAATTCCGTAGACGCAGAGAAGGGCTATGGTTCTATAATAACGGCAACCCTACTTATATAACGGGCCACCACTATATGCTCCTCCAATGGAGCAAGATGGATATCGGTTACGCTAGCTATCTAGAGTTCCAGCGTAGACTATTCATTCACTTTACAGCGTGTGAAGTAGACCCTAGAAGCGTCGGTCAGATTTACGTAAAGTGTAGACGTTCTGGATATACGAATATGTCAGCATCTATTCTAGCGGATGAGGGCACACAGGTATCTGATAAGCTGTTAGGCGTGATGTCTAAGACAGGTAAGGATGCTCAAGAGAACGTCTTTATGAAGAAGATATTCCCGATGTTCAGGAGCTATCCATTCTTCTTTAAGCCTATTCAAGATGGTACGACAAACCCTCGTATGGAGCTAGCATTCAGGGAGCCGTCAAAAAGAATTACAAAATCAAATAAGATATCAAATAAGGGCGAAGCACTAGATACTGTAATCAACTGGAAGAACACCGTTAATAATGCCTATGACGGTGAAAAGCTACATATCTTATTCCTTGACGAAGCAGGAAAGTACGAGAATCCTATTGATGTTAATGAGCTGTGGCGTATCCATAGAACGTGTTTGCTCGTCGGTAAAAAGATTGTAGGAAAGGCCCTAGTAGGCTCTACTGTCAATCCATTAGATAAGGGTGGTGCTAACTTCCGTAAAATGTATAATGATTCAGACCCATCTAAGAGGAATGAAAACGGAAGAACAAAGAGTGGTTTATATAGAATCTTTATTCCGGCATATGAAGCACTAGAGGGGTTCTTCGACCAATATGGGAATCCTATCGTGGACAAGCCAGTAAAGCCTGTCATAACGATGGAGAATGACTACACCTCTATCGGAGCTAAAGAGTATCTATCTAACGAGAGAAGGGCGCTGATGAGCGACCCATACGAACTTAACGAAGTGATACGCCAGTTCCCGTGGACAGAAGAAGAGGCGTTCAGGGATTCTACGAAGACATCTCATTTTAACATATCTAAGATATACGAACAGAAAGAGCATAACTCTACGCTGTATCCTAGCCCTATAGTCAAAGGAAACTTCATCTGGAATAACGGCCAGCAAGACACGAAAGTTATCTTTTCCCCAGACGAAAACGGTAAGTGGAATGTGTCGTGGCTGATGCCTTTTGAAGAGTCAAACAAACAGACTATAGAATACGGAAAGCGCTCTCCGGGTAATAAGAATGTAGGAGTTGGTGGCGTTGACTCGTACGATATTGACACGACGATGGACGGAAGAGGTTCTAAAG